TAATGTTAACATTACAGGAAACTGTTTCAGATTTACAAGCTGAAAAAGATAAGATAGATAAGGTAAAAACAAAATCAAAAGGTTTTATGGAGAGTTAATTAATGGCTTCTACTTTTACAACAATACAAAAAGCTACAAGAGGTATAGGTAAATTATTTGGAGGTTCACCAAATGAAGAAGTATATTTACAATTCGTTCCGGGTATAGTTTTAGATGTGGTTGTTAATTATCAATCAGTTGCATATACAACTATAAGAGATGTAAATAGTATAATAGCTAAATCACATGTTAGTAACGATGTTAATTTTGATTCTGTAACCAGGACAAGATACTACCCATTACTTCGTGGGATGGTGGATGTTCCAACAAAGGGTGACCCTGTTTTATTGTGTACATTCGGAGGTGTTAATTATTATTTAGGACCTATCAGCCCAATGGGTAATCCAAATTTTAGTATGGATCATTTAAATGTACCAAATTACAGCATACAAGATTATATGATGTTTTTAAGTTCCGATGCTAGTGATGAAATTAAAGCTAAAATAAGTGTAAAGGATAAATTAAAAATATCCAAAAACTTTACAACTGTTGGAGTAAAAAGATTACAGAAGGTATTTAATCCTGAACTTGACGGACCTCCAAAAGGTATTCCGGAACTTCATGGTGATTTGATTTATGAAGGCCGTCACGGTAATAGTATTAGAATTGGAAGTCGTGATGTAAATCCATATATTATGATTTCAAATGGTAGAAATCCATCCAATATAGTAGAAAGTAATACTGATGGTTCTATATTTGCTATGTTGAATAATGGAACTATACATCAACATTTCAATCGGGATAGTAAATTAGAAAATGGTGAAATTGTTAAAAATGATTTTACACTTGCAAGTGATATTGTTGAAGGAACAAAACGGTTGGTAGGTGATGAAAATTACAATTATAAATACACAGATGATCAAGTTTTATTAAATTCTAAAAAAATAACATTCAATGCTAAGAGCAATAATTTAGCGTTATCATCATTTGGAAATACATTAATTAGTAGTGGCAATGAATTAAAAATAATTACAAATAATTCAACAACAATTGAATCTTCTAATATTTATTTAGGGAAACAAGCTCAAGAGCAGAAAGAACCAATGGTTTTAGGCAATCAATTAAAAGATTTATTGGATGGGATATTAAAAATAATAGAAAGTTTAAAAATGACAGCGTGTGTTGCTGGATTATCAGGACCAATAGATCCAGGTAGTATAGCTAGTATTGCGAAAATAAGAACTACATTATCAAATATGCATAGTGAATACCACTTCATTGAAGATAATGGACAAAAGGCTTAGGAGGTCACATGAAGAAATCTGATTTAAAAACAGTAATAAGAAAAATAGTAAGAGAAGAAGTTGCTATGGCAATTCAAGAAGTAATAACTGAATTGAAACAACCATCTACACCATCACTATCATCAAATCAACCAAAAAAACAAGTAAAAAAGAAAATTGTTGAAAAGAAAAACTTTTCATCTAATTCAGTATTAAATGATGTATTGAATGAAACTGCTAATGATGAATGGGAAGTATTGGGTGGTGGAACTCAAACATCACAAAATATGAATAATATTTTAAAACAACAATATGGTGATTTGATGACTGGTGGAAATAATGTACCACTGCCTCAAACTGATATTAATGATAGACCAGTAACAAATGTTTCGGATGATTTAATGAACAATCTTACAAAAGATTATAGTGAAACATTAAAGGCTATGGAAAAATCTTCCAATAGTAGAAGGGGTGTGTAGTGGGTTTAAAATCTGATATAAAAAATGCATTCTTAAAATCAATGGGGTATGATGATATGCCTTCTGAAGAACAATCAGATAGAAAAAGTAGAAAGACTATGAATAAGAAAGTGGATGTCTTGTCTGAAGAAATAAAACAAGCAATTATAGATTTTTTACAAAAACAGGAATTTACAATAACAAAGATGAAAGCATCTTTGGAAGTTGAAGAAATAAAAACAGTAGCCCCATTAACTGCAGATGTATTACAATCTGTTACGATAGTGAATGGGTTTGGTCCCGGTAATGTAGTTGTAGGAACAAAAGGTGTTTTGATACCAAAATTAAATTTAGGAAAACAAGGCGGTCAAGGTGGTGTATTGAAAGCGACTGGTCACGCTTATATCGGTAGAAATAATGTACCCGGCGGAGACACAAATGAAGATACTACAATTGTAAAATTATTAGATACGACTGGAGAATAATAAATGGCTGTAAGAGATTTAGCTAAGAAACCATATATTGAAGATAGAGATGAAGAAATATTTATCGGTATTGATTTACCATTTAGAAAATCAAATGGTGTGGATGGTTGGTTTGCTTCATCAACTACAACTATCCAGGCAGTAAAAAATAATATTAGATATTTATTAACGACAAAGCAAGGTGAACGATTTCTTCAACCAAATCTTGGAATGAATTTCGATAAATATATGTTTGAACAATATACAGATGAATTAAGAGTTGGTATAGAAAATGATATTGTAGATACATTTAGTTTTTGGTTACCATTCGTCAATATAACAGATTTGCAAATAGGAATGAGTGATGGCGGCTCTGGTGTGGATAAGAATAGATTAAATATTTATTTAGAATTTAATATAAATCGTGACCCAAATACTTTGGAATCAGTTCAAGTGGAGATAACATAAGATGCCTTATTCAAATAAAGAACATACGGTTAGTAATGTAAATTACTTAAATAAAGATTTCAATTCTTTCAAATCTACATTGATTGAATATGCAAAAACTTATTACCCAAACACATATAGAGATTTTAATGAAACATCGCCTGGAATGATGTTGATAGAAATGAGTGCATATGTAGGTGATGTATTATCGTTCTATATTGACCAACAATATCGTGAAATGATGTTACCACTTGCGGAAGAAAGAAGAAATGTTATTAACTTAGCAAATATGTTGGGGTATAAGGTTAAACCAACATCACCAGCTTATGTTAATCTTAAATTTACAAATACAGTTGGAACTGTAACTAATGGTGATGTAATATCACCTGATTATCCTAGTGGACATACATTATCTAAAGGCGCTGAAGTTCAATCATCAACTGATTCAACAATAAAATTTGAAACATTAGATTACATCGATTTTTCTTTTAGTTCATCATCAGATCCAGAACCTAAACCAATTGCGTTTGATTCAAATGAAGTGGTGACAGCGTATGATTTAGTTAGAACTGTTAAAGCAATGTCAGCAGAAACAAAAACAAAAACATTTACAGTTGGAACACCATCAAAGTTTTTAACATTAACATTATCAGATACTAATGTTATAGATATAACATCAATAACAGATTCAAATAACAATACTTGGTATGAATCAGATTTCTTAGCACAAGAATATATACCATCGGAAACTCATTATAGTGATGATGGTGGTAGGGCTACTGCTTATAATGATGGTAGTAGTGGTACTGAAGTAGTTCCAGTTCCATATACATTACAATATACAAGAACAACAAAAAGATTTGTTACACAAGTTAATGAAGATAATACAACTTCACTTGTATTCGGTAATGGTATTTTAAGAAGTGGGCAAACAATTCAAAGTGAATTTTTACAAACAGCACAAGTGGGGATTATCATACCGGGTGAAATAAATCCTTTCAGTCAGGCAATAGATCCATTAACCAGTGATAATAAATCAACATTAGGTGAAACTCCAGCACATACAACTTTAACCGTAACTTATAGAGTTGGTGGTGGTATCGCTTCAAATGTTGTATCATCAGATTTAACAACACTTACAAGTGCTGTCAGTAATGTAGCTGTTACAAATGATGCTCCCGCATATGGTGGTTCAAGTGGTGAAACAATTGAAGAAATTAGACGAAGAGCCAAAGCATATTTCGCAACACAAAACAGATGTGTTACACAGGAAGATTATGAAGCAAGGGTGTTGGCGATGCCTGCTAAGTTTGGTAATATAGCAAAGGTATTGGTTAGTAGGAATGAAGATGAAGGCATATCTATTGAAGGGCAATCAGATGATAATCCGTTAAATAATATTAACATCCACATCCTATCATATGATAACAATAAAAGTCTTGTTAGAACAGGCGAAGCCAGCCCATTACGAACAAATATAAAAAATTATTTAGATCAATATAGAATAATGACTGATGAAATTATTATAGATGATGGTTTTATAATTAACTTCGGCGTGGCATTTGATGTAGTTGCTCATAAGACTGTTAATAAAAATGATGTTAAAATAAGATGTATAGATGTAATAAGAAATTATTTTAATATTGATAAGATGCAATTTAGACAGGCTTTATACATA